TTGCTTACCGATACCAAACTGAAAAACCTCAAGCCGCAGGAGAAACTGTATAAGGTTTCCGACCGTGACGGGCTGTATGTCGCCGTGCTCACGTCAGGCTCTGTCTCGTTCCGATACGACTACCGCATTAACGGACGCCGTGAAACGCTGGTGATAGGCCAGTACGGTCGTGACGGTATCAGCCTGGCGGAAGCGCGCGAGGAACTCATTGCCGCCAAAAAGCTGCTGAAGTCAGGCCAGTCGCCTGCTGCGGCGAAACGTGACGGTATAAGGCAGATCGCCGGCGCCGAAACATTCGCGGTATATACCGACGCCTACATGAAATACGTCGCACTGGCTGACAGTACCCGAGCTATGAAGCAGGCAGTTATAGAGCGGGATATCCTCCCGGTGCTCGGCAACAAGATGATGACTGAGATAACCACCAGGATGGTGCGCGACCTGTGCGACCGTATCGTTGAGCGTGGGGGCCGGGCGACGGCGATTCAGGTTAGGGAGATAATCAGCAGCGTATACCGGCACGCCAACGATCGCGGTCACGGCCTTTTCAATCCTGCAGCCGACATCAAGCCATCTTCGATCGCCATGTTTAAGCCGCGCGAGCGCACGCTATCGCCTGAGGAAATTGGCATATTCTTCCGTGCGCTGGATGACGTCGGCGCGATGGGCACCATGAAGATGGCGCTGAAGCTGGTACTGCTGACGCTGGTTCGCAAAAGCGAATTCACTTACGCGACGTGGCAGGAGATCGATTTCAGGAACTGGACATGGACAATACCAGCCGACCGAATGAAGGCCAGGCGGGCACATGTGATTTATCTGCCTAAGCAGGCGCAGGATCTGCTGGTCGGCTTGCAGATGTGTGCTGGTGGCAGTGAATACCTGGTGCCCGGTCGCTACAACTTCCGAAAACCATTATCGAATGCCGCGCTGAACTCGCTGATAGACCGGACCGTGGAAACCATAAACAAAGACGGCGAGAAAATACAGGATTTCACTGTACATGACCTGCGCCGGACGGCCAGCACGCTGCTACATGAAGCGGATTATCCGTCAGACTGGATAGAGAAGGCACAGGCGCACGAGCAGAAAGGAGTCCGGGCGGTTTACAACAAAGCGGAGTATGCCCGGCAGCGCGCCTATATGTTGCAGCAGTGGGCAGATATGGTTGATTCCTGGATTAATGGGGAGCACACCGATCTGGTGCCGTTCTCCCCGTCGAAGTTTGAGAGGTGGATGGAAGACAGTAATAAATAATTTTATCCTTCCTGGACTTTGGTAAGCGTCAGATTTCCGCAGAACACAGCCCCGGTGTCAATGTACATCTGGTTTGCATATACCAGAGGATGATGCGCTGGCGTGTGACCGAAGATGAACAAATCGGCACCAGTTATCTCCGAGACAATACCGTCCTGCGTGTCGCTAACCCGCTCACGATTCCAGATCACCATTTCTTCTGGTACTGGCTTATCGAATGCGTATTCGTTGTGCGGGTAGTCTGCGTGGCAGATAACGACCTTCTTATTGCCGGTAACCAGTTCGATAATCATCGGTAGGTTGGTAATCTTTGGCAGAAGGTATTTGAGTTTCACATCCTGCTCAGAATCAAGTTGGTGCCACCATCCACCGCCGTTTGACATCCAATGTCCGAAACTTCCGCCGTTGACCAGTGCATCCAGCATCATCTGCTCATGGTTTCCGCGCACCGCCCGGAACCACGGCATAGTAATCAGCTCCAGGCACTCGACGTTTTCCGCGCCTCGGTCAACAAGGTCACCAACCGAGATCAACAAATCAAACGCAGGGTCGAAGGAAACCTTTTCGAGCTCATTCATCAGCAGCGTGTAACACCCATGCAGATCGCCGACGACGAAGATATTGCGCCAGTCAGCGCCATTGATGCGTTGATATAGGCTCATGCTGCACGCTCCCGTCCTTGGTTGTCTGTTGGTGATAGCGGAGCATTACCAAAAACCCGCGTCATCCCGGCGATATCCAGCGCGTAGCCTGGGTGCAACTGCACCGCCGGGCCTTGGCACTGGTTGCCCCATACGTCAAAGCCATGTGACGACTGGCGGGCGAAAAGCTCAATGCGCGGCACATCGCCAAGCAACTGCACAAGTTTTTCGCGGATAACGTCCGGCTTGCGCGAGTTCTCCAGGCGCGGCGCCGTGACGTGCTGGCAGATCGAAGCGTCCATGCGCGCCGGGAGTTTCCCGCGCACCGCAAACAGGCAGTCTTCGCTGTTCGCCCGGGTCATGTGACCCATTCCGATCGCGCTGTTGCCTTTGACCTTGTTCGTTTTGTGCCAGGTAAATCCCTTCATCGTCATCAGGCGAAAGCCCCAGGCGTCCATGACTTTCAGCGCTTCAACTGGCTGAGTAGGAACCCACCACATCGCCAGCAGGCAATCGTCAGCGGCCAGATCCCACACTGGCAGGCGGCAGATATCCAGCACATCATGACCGGGTATTTGAATCCGGCGCCGCGCTCGCCGTCTGCTGCTTTGTCACGGTAAACCCAAGGCGGGTCAGCGTAAATTAGAGTGTATTTTCCGGTCATGCCGCACCGCCTTCCGACTTCTCAGCTTCTAGAGCAAGAGACTCCAGCTTATCCATAAACATTGCCGACAGCATTGCGTACTCCGCGTCAGTGGCTGCTGGCATTGGAACAAATCGGATGCCGAACGAGGCGAGCATATTTGCAGCCTCGAGGCACTTTCTTAAATCTGCTGGTGCTGCTTTGTTCATGCTGCCACCTTCTTACTGTTCATCAACTCAGCCAGGCGCTGAGCCTTCAATGGGTTTCTGATAACGTAGCCGCCGGGCGCTAACCACCCACGGCGAAGAATTGAATAAACCAGCGTCACACTTCCTACGGTGATCCCGTCGTGCGGGTTAGTCATAAACCACCCAACGACATCCGATCCCGCTGTAATCCAGATGCGGAGTCCGGTTTCCTTTGGTGATGCACTGCTGTCGGCGCACGGCGATACGGGCTCGCTCAACTTCGCCTGATGCGGCATCAAGACACTGGAGCCAGAGGCGGGCCGCAATGCGATAATGCCCCAGGCGCTCCCGGGCAATTGCGCGCTGCTCTATCTCCATCGCTTCCGGGGTGATCGCGACAACCTTTCCATTGCTGCGCTGAGAAACTTTATTCAGGTGATACTTTTCAAGGCGGGTTAATTTGCTCATGCTTCAGGCCCTCTCAACTGATTACCGCCGCCAGCCACATCAGGTAGGCGACAACTGCCAGATACAGGTACACATCTGACCATTTGCCGATATGCTTTATCAGCGCCGTCATGCTGCGGCACTCACGGAAGCACTCTTCACAGGCCGATACTTCCGCAGCTCAACCGGTGGCTTTTTTCCCTGGAATACTTCCGGGCTGTTCTTTCTGCGATCGTCAAGCCACTTCTCCACTTCTTCCTGAGTCCATGCCACTCTTCCATCAGTGATGTACCAGCGTTTCGGGAACTCGCCTGCCTGTTCCAGGCGGTCAATCGTGCTCCATGACAGTGGCACCACCGCCAGGGGTTCCTTCTTACCAAATGCACCTTTCATAAATACCTCTCTTGGTTGCAGGTGTGGCGCCGCGGCGCCACGGTGGTGATTACTCGAATTCAGGACGCATATCGTTAAGCGTCGTCATAAATCCCTGGTGGTATTCTTCACCCAGCTTTTCAGCCATGGCGTTGATCTCATCTTCGGCACGCTTAAACATCGCCTTGGCATCTGCTGCGGAAAAATCCAGGCTGTTCAGGATTGCGCTAACGTATTCACGCGCCTCTTCGCGGTCAGAGTCAGAAACCACCGTCAGGCTCTGCTGCTCATCATCAACAACGGAATACTCTCCGGTGATAACTGCTGCGTTATCCTGGCTCAGGCCAGCTTCCGCGCGTTCATCCATCACAACCGCTTTTTGCAGTTCGATAGAGACAGGAAGGTATTTGAACAGGCGACGGATCACCGTCTTTTTCGCCATTTCGTCGAAGTGGTCAACCCAAGGACCGCTGCTGCCGGCTTTACTCAGGGCACGTACTTTTTCAACGTCTGCCCGGCTCATAACTTCGAACTGGACGCCACCATCTTTCAGACGGGCCACGGCGTAAACATGGGTCAGTTCTCCGCGGTCACCGGTTTCGCAAGGTGAGTGCTCAAGCGTTTCTTCCAGGCCGTATGAGTAGCTGAATTTGTCGTTTACATGGACGGTGCGCGCTGAGATGCTCAGGATCTGCCCGGAGCGGCGGGCAAGGTCAATCATCCCGCGATAGCCGATAATCAGCTGCGCTTCTGTCGATACGGTTTCCCAGCGACCATTAACTTTCTGGCGCTTGTCGAACGGTATCAGGTACGCGTGGCCAAGTGCTCCGCCCGGCTCCAGCCCGAGTTGAGCGCACTGCATAATTGCACCGAGGAAACTGGCCTGGTCGCATGCTGCCAGTTTTGGAACCTTGCGGATCTCGGTAGTGGCGATGCGCGCCAGACGGTCGGCTGTCATGTGCTTTGGAAGAGCCAGCGCCATCTGAGCCTTAATTTTTGGATCCGCGAGAAGCCCGGCCAGTGTGGTAGGTTTCTCGTTATGCTGTGCAACCTGGTTGCCGGTTGCTGCTGCCTTAAGTGCGTTGGTAGACATTTTTTCTCCTTACTTCATTCTGAAAACGCGTGATGTCGTTGCTGTTTTGAATTTTTCGTACAGGTCAGGGTGCTCAACCTGGAATAATTTCTGATCGAACCGGTTACTTACCTGAGATTTCCATGTGCAAATCGGTTTCCCGTCCAGCGTCAGGATTGAGTGCTCCTGCATGTACAGCTTCAACTTCTCCTCCGATACGGCGATTTCTTCTTCCAGTGACTTGCAACGTGATTTCATGTCGCGGAGGTCGTTAAAGAGCGCCAGGGCTTTACCGTCTGCCTCAATGCTTGAGCCGGAATCCTTCTCAAACATCAGAGAAATATCGCTGACTGTTGTCGCCTCCGGTGGGTTCAGGTTTATCACCCGATCCCAGAAGGAAACTTCTTTCTCCAGGATGGCTTGAATGGTTTCCTCATCACGCTCGACGCGATAAATACGGAAATCATCACCGCCGATCAGAACGCCGAATACGCATACCTGCTTCCCTGTTACCATCAGCCCATGCATGGCCTGCGCCGTGTAATGCACAGGGATCGCATCTGTCTGAACTTCTCCCCATTCCTTAGCTTTGAATGGGCTAACCGTTTTGATCTCGATGTTCTCGCCGGTAGCTGCTTCTGCATCGATCTCAGCTGCGATAAAGCCGTAATCTCGGTGGATATACCGGTTGCCGCGATGAATAATTTCCAGTCCTGTCTCTTCAGAAAGCAGGTCAATTACGTATGGCTCCATACGCTGGCCACGCGTAAAAACTTTCTGCTTTGAAGGATCTACTGGCTTGATGCGGGGCTGAACCTTATCCAGATACACCTCAAGCGGAGTGCGCCACGGGCTAATTCCGAGAATGCCGGCGACATCACTGCCGCCGAGGTATTTGGTCCGGTCCATGCTGCCGACGTTCTGCATCATGCCGCAGTCCTCGCCGTGTCCAGCTGGTCAGCCAGATCCCACTTCGCGATGATGCTGGTCAGCGCTGCCTGATACGCTGCGAGTGCCTCTTCAAACTCCGGGCTCATCATCAGCTCTTCCAGAATCTCGGTCCGCACGCCTTTGCGCTCCAGCTCGTAGAAAGGTTTCTGCAGTTGGTGGTACTTGATAGCGTCGATCAGCTCTACCTGGCGCTCGTAGTGCATCTGACTCAGCTGGTAGTCGCTGTCGATGCTGGTCATGATTTTTTTCAGGTTATTAATCTGCTGGATGTTCACTTGCTCACCCCCATATCCATTTCAGTTTTTACTGCCATCTTGGTGACAAATGCCCAGTTGATGGCCTCATGCAGAGTGCGGCACTTGGTGCTCATCAGCCCGCACGCCGTAACGCAGTACCAACCGTTGATGATTTTCCACTGCATAATTTGTTACCTCAGTGTTACCGTTGGGGTAATAATTATCCTTATGTGGTTTGAAGTCAATAGGTATGATTATAAAAAATTACCCAGAAGGTAATCTTCAGGGCAATAAAAAAGCCGCTCAATGGCGGCTTAGTATCTGAAATCTAAGGCTTTACTCTTGCGTTTTACCGTTCTGAACAATCACAAAATCGACGTAGCTCTCAATCTTGCTTTTCTCGCTCTCAGGTAACAATGCGTAGCGGGCCCGGTCGTAATGGATGGTCACCGGGTCGCGAGGATGGATGAGCAGCTCATAGCCCCGGCGCCCGAACGCGCTGGCGATCGCCTCCAGGGTGGAGATGGAAACGCTAACCTCATTGTTCAGCATGCGGTTGATTGTCGCCTGGGCAACGCCGGACGCTTTAGACAACTTACCCTGAGATGACAGGTCGCGGTTGTTCTGCATCCACGCTTCGAGGTTATGCGCCGCCAGCTGGCCGATATCGGAAGGAGTGATATCCTCCTGGGGGATGGCAACAGCAGATAATGAGTGGTCGACGTCCAGCCAGTTCGATGGCTTGTTCGCTGCCTTCTCAATCTTGCGCGCCACCGTGTCGCCGACAACTTTCTGCCCGCGGGCCCAGCGGTTCACCAGGTTTGCCTGAGTTCCCAGTTTTTCCGCCAGACGAGTCTGCACCCCGTTAAAGTCACGGTCGATGATATCGTTAATATTCTGCCTGCGGATATCCTGAATACTTTTCATGCTCTGGTGAATCGCCTCATATATGAATTAGTTAGTGGTTCAATTAAAAGCGAATTTACCTCACAGGTAAATGCACCTCACAGGTAACAAGCCTTGATTTTTATTACCTTCTGGGTGAGTATTTGTTATCTGAAATTAATATCAGGCAATAGCTATGAGCGAGAACGAAAAATTCGACTTCAAAAAACACTGGTTGCAACTCACTCCTGATGAGCGAAATGCCTTTGCTGCCGAGGCCGGAACGACCAGTCATTACATCCAGACGCATCTGACAGGCCGCCGGAAAATGCCCGGTAAGACATTGATGAATGGGCTGTTTAAGGCATGCAAACAACGCGGGTGGGTCAGAACAAAGCCGGAACTGGCTATCTTCTTCTACGAATAAAACCTCTTTCAAACCCCCATCAGGCCGCCTTCTGGCGGTCTTTTCATATCTATTCAGTCCTCTCAGGTAATAATGATCCGAATATGGTTGATCTTTTTTCGGCCATCGCACAAAATTACCGTAATAGTAAACGTCAATGAGGTCGCGCAATGGAGATTATCACTCGTCTGGACGCTGCAAAGTCAGGTCTTAAGCGTTATTACACCGGAAAAAAATGCAAGCACGGCCATGACAGTGAGCGTTACGTTTATAACGGTCACTGCGTTACATGCGCCATCAATAGCAGCCTGCGCAGGCAGGCAGAAATTAAGCAGCTCATGGCCGAAGCCAGCCTGCAACACTCAAGCTGACGACGGGTATTAACCATGAGCAGACACGCAACAGAGTGGGCATGGAGAACCAACCCAGGCAGCTCATCACTGAAACTAATCCTGCTCTCCATGGCTGATCGGGCCGATGAATACAATCTCTGCTATCCCAGTATCGAACGCCTCGTAGTGGACACAAGCCTGAATAAAAAAACCGTTCAGGCCGGGCTGATCTCGCTAATTGCTTTAGGGCTTATTTCCGACACCGGGGAGAGAAAAGGGGCAACCAGGAGGGTCAGGGTTTTCTCTTTAAACATACCCAAAAACGGTAATGTTCCCGAAAAAGGGAATATACCCAAAAACGGGAAGTTGAATGATCCCAAAAACGGGAAGTTGAATGATCCCAAAAACGGGATGCAGAACCTATCAGTTAATCAGTCATGTAACCAAGAGAAGGAGAGCTGCGTAGAAACCGGGGTTTTCATGCCTACAGAACCCTCCGCAAACAACAATGTGATCGATAACTTTGCTCCACCTGGTGGGCTGGGTCAGTTCGGTAAATTTTCCATGCATGATTCATGGATCCCGTCTGATGATTTTCTCCGGGTGTCATCGTTGCAGGGAATCCACCTGGATTGCCAGCCAACGCCTCAGGAGCTGGCTGAATTCAGGATCTACTGGATGGCCGAGGGCAAGGCATTCCACCACGCACAATGGGAGCAAAAACTTGCCCGGCGTCTACAGGTCAGCCGGCAGAACAAACTTACCTCACCTGAAAACAACGTACCGCACTGGAACAGTCCAGAAGCGTGGGAGGATTTCCTGTGAACAACGTATTTAACGCCATTCAGAACCGAGACAGTGATGCATTAGCCCGCCTGACAGGGTCAGATCGTCAATATGCAGGTAGCGACAACGTTGTAAACATCAGCGCGGAGCGTCTCGTCGATGCTCTGTTCAAACAGCTTAAGCAACTCTTCCCGGCGGCAGAGCAGACCAATCTGAAAACACCTGCGCAGGAGACCGCCGCAAAACAGCAGTGGATCGCCGCATTTGCCGAAGGTGGTATCCGTACCCGCGAGCAGGTATCGGCAGGTATGCGTCATGCCCGCGCCAGCGAATCACCGTTCTGGCCGTCGCCCGGGCAGTTCATCAAGTGGTGCAAGGACAGCAAGATGGTGCTGGGCGTGAGCATCGATGACGTGATGGGGGAGTTTCACCGTTACGCCAAAGAGAAAAGCCTTCAGCCTGGCGGCCCGGAGCGCTTCCCGTGGCGTCACCCGGTCATGTACTGGATTGTGTGCGATACCCGCCGTGCGATGTACCAGCGCCAGCTGAGCGAGGTGGAAGTCGAGAAGCATGCGCGCAAGCTGCTGGAGGAATGGGCTGCAAAAGTGGCGGCCGGTCACCAGATTCCGGATCCGGTTCTGAGCATCCAGGCGAAGCCAGAGCCGATACAAACGCCAACGGACACAGGGGGGAGTGCCTACCACCCACCCGGGAAAAGCTTCGGATGCATGCCGAACGCCGCCACCCTGGGAGGGCTAACACCGGCCCAGTGGCTGATGGAGGAATACCGGCGAGGGAAAGCGGCAGGACTCATCAGGTAGCACCAGCGCGGCAGCGCATTTTTTTACGCCTGTATAATTACCTTGAAGGTAACAAAATATGCGCATTGCTATTGATTTTGACTCTAATGTGGATTTAAATTACCTGAGGGGTAAATCATGACAGCAGTTTTAGGGATTGACCCGGGATGCAGCGGGGCTCTGGTTATCGTAACTGAGCAGGGCGGATACATCGACCATCTGGCAATGCCAACCATCAAGGTCGGCACAAAGTCCAGGGTGAACGGCGCAGCGGTCGCTGCATGGGTTAGGAAGTACGGAATCACTCATGCGTACCTTGAGCAGGTCGGAGCCATGCCAGGACAGGGAACGGCGAGCATGTTCACGTTCGGGCATGCAGCTGGTGTAGCGGAGGGGATCCTCCAGGGGCTCAACATTCCGTACACGCTGGTAACGCCTCAGGCCTGGAAGAAGTCAGCCGGGCTTATCGGCAGCGACAAGGACGCAGCGCGCAGCCGGGCAATTCAGCTTTACCCGGAACTCAGGGCGCTGGATGCCAAAGCGAAAGGCCAGGCCATCGCGGATGCGCTGTTAATCGCAAGGTTCGGGATCGGCGTTAAATAACGATCCTTTTTGATATCAACGTAATCAATAACTTATACGGGTAAGCGTGGGTAAATATGGAATGCAAAGTGAGTGAGCTGGTAAAGCGCGGACATGACCAGGCCGCAGAACTGAAATCATCATGCGGTGCCAGCGTGGCGCAGCTAATCAGCGATCTGGCTACGCAGCTGGACTGCACTGCCCTGGCGCTGCGAGAGATGACGAAGAAGCGCGACGCCGACCATGCCGATGTGCTTGCCTGGGAAAAAACGATGTTCAAGGCCTGTGGCGAAGATTGTCTGAAGTCAGTGGCTGAGAAGTTTGCCGAACTGCAAGCCAGATGCGCGCGGCTGGCTGCGGAGAATGCGGGGCTGAAGGCAGGGCCGCAAGGATTCTTTGCATACGGTAGTGATTGCGGCTATGAAGAATTCGACACGGCAGAAAAGGCAATGGAGTTTGCCGAGGCTGAGATTGCTGATTTCCGAGACCAGGCTTGTGATGGCTGGTCTGATGAAGTAGGCAGTGTGGTATGGGGAGTTGTGTTGCAGCGCGCAACAATGACTGGATTACGCCCTGTAGAGGAGGGGGACAATTGCGCAGAAGGCTTCAAAGAGTGGTGTGACTACACCTTGTTGCCAGGCGTTGAAACCCCGGACACAGATGCCTTCCTGGCTGAAGTGCGGGCCAGCGGTGTGGAGATGCTTGCCAGAGAAACAGAAAAACTCGGATGGCATGAATCAACAGTAAGATTTGTGCTGAAGTTCGCTGCCCAAATTCGTAAAGGAGCGCAGTCATGAAAAACCGTAAAGCCAAAATCATCGTTCTTCGCGCTCTGAAAAACTGCTACCCGCGCCAATGGCTGAATGTAAGCAATCGACGCATGGTTCTCTTCACGCTCGGTGGTGTTAGCCGTGAAGGGCATCAATTCAAAAAGAGCGCAGCACAGAATCGCTGGAAGAATCATGTGAGGTTCCAATGAGCAACATCGACAAACGCGCTTTACGTGAAGCGGCGGAGAGGGCGACGCTTGGTCGCATCGGAGACAGAATAGATGGCAGTGGCAGTATCAAATATCAGTGCTTCGGTAACGACGGCTCTTTGGTTCTGCAAGCCGACCATAAAAATATGGAGTACGGATTCATCGGTTTAAACAGTGAAGCTGATGAGTTGTTCTTCAGGTTGTGCGACCCCGCCGCCGTGCTGGCGCTGCTGAATGAGATTGCTGAACTTGAGCAACGACATTGCGGAACAGCATTGCTTGAGCGAGAAGAAATGCACACCAAAACTCTGGGTAGGATGTTGGATGAGCTGGATGCCAAAGACAGGCGGATTGCTGAGCTGGAGTTGAAACTAGAAGCCGCAGAGAAACGGATTGCTGAGCTGGAGAGCGACAACGCATACATCAGAAACCGCCACAAGGAACTGGACCTGTTAATCGGTAAAAACATTCTGGTAATGCAAGCAGCAATCATCGAATGGCAGGGAACTGGCGACGCCAGAAAGGGGCTGGCATGGATTTATAACACTCTGTTTGGTCCTGGCGAACTGCCGGACGAATCGGAGAAAGACGCCCAGGCTTATTTTGATCGTAAATATGCTCCTCTGGACGAAGAACTAATGAATCTTCATCGGTGGTTCTGGGAGCAGAGCGAAGCTGAGAGCGCGCCGCCGCAGCCGGTAAAGGAGAGTAAGCATGGCTGATACAACCGCAGAGTGGAGTTTGTCACTCGACACCCAGTGTCCGCAGTGTAAACACGTTTTTGATTTACGGCCTCAGCTTTCTGAAGGCTGCTCGTCTATTCAGATTTGCGAAACGGACACCGTGGCAACTCGTGACTATGAAACGGCATGCCCGGAATGCGGACATGAATTTACGTGCGACTTCGTGTACTGAGGATTAACCCATGAGCACTATTACCAAACAATGGCTGCAGCAGGCTATCAACGATTATGAAAGCGTTCGTGATGAGATTCCTTTCGGGCTTGATGATTATCAGGGAAATATCCTTGCGGCCCTGCGTATCGCGCTGGCATCGCTCGAAGCGGAGGCTGTGTGCGTCATCGACCAGTCCAATCTTGATTATCTCAAATCTGGCTCCGATGCAGACGTATGGCCAGCATCCAGAACAGAGATGGGTGATGTGCTTCTGTATCGCGCCGCCCCTCCAGCGCCGGTATCTGTGCCTGATTTCCCTGAAATCCTGCCATGTCCGGTGATGCTGGAGCCAGGATTGCGTTTTGGCAAAGGCGTCCCTACAAAAGCAATGCTTGGAGCATTACAACGTCGCAGCGAGTATTGCGCTGAGCTTGATGCGATGACACCGGAACAGCGTGCGGAGCATGATGCAGGCATGAAGGAGTTCGCCGCCATGCTTCAGGGTGCCGAACCTGTAACGACGGCTTACAAGTTGCCAGCCAATACGCCATGCAAGGAAGCGCCAGAGCACATCTGGCTACAGACTGCTGGAGTGTGGCCGGAGAATGGCGAGTTCAGCGAGTTAACATGGTGCAGCGACAATCAGCACCCCGACGACACGCTATATGTTCGCGCCGACGTTGTGACTGGCAACTCTCCGGTGATTCCGGATGGTGTTTGCCCTTGCTGCGGTCGAAAGCCACTCAAAAACAGGACGTGCTCAGTTGCAGGTTGCGACGGTAAGCATGTCGCGCGTGGGTTTTGCATAAAACACTACGCCATTGAGCGCAAAAAAGACCCGTCCCGCCGGGAGAGCATCCGCGCCGCAGATAAGCGCTACCGTGCACGTAAGGCAGCAGCACCGCAGCAGGAGGTGAAGCCGTGAGTAAATCTGAAGCTTTTAAATACGCAATGATAATTGGCTTTGGTGTAGCCGCAGGTGTCCACCTTTACGTTTCCTGGGCATCTCTGCTTGAGCTTGCCTGGGGCGCAGTTAAGGGGGTGTTTAATCATGGCTAACCTTCAACTGGCTGTTAACGGTGAATACTTCGACCAGATGAAAGCCGGAGAGAAAACAGAAGAGTATCGCCTGGTTAATCCGTACTGGTGCCGCAGGCTGTCTCATGGTCATAACCAGCAATTACCTCGACGCTTCGACCGCCTGATTATTACACGCGGCTATCCGAAGCGTGATGACGCGAGCAAGCGCATCGACGTTCCGTATGCTGGTTACGAAGTGAAGGTGATAACACATCCGCACTTCGGGCCAGACCCGGTGAAGGTATTCGCTATCAAGGTGAACATCCATGCCTAACCCATTCGACGCAGTAATGTTTGTGCTGCTGGTCATCGGCGCACTTCAGCAAATGGGGTGGCTGTCATGGTGAGCAAGCTCAAACAGCGGCGCGTGCGCCGCCTTAAATCGGACGTGGCCTGGTGGCGGGATGAGGCAGAGGATTGCCGCTCCCGCCTGCTGGAACTGGCCGGCGAAATCGACAGACTCAAAAAGCTGGTTATCCGCGTTCCGATGCCGGTGGTGGTTCCGGCGGAGATAAACCAGCGCATCAACGTGAAAGGTGCTTTTGCCATGGGGATCGAACGCTATGGCGACGCGATGCTGAAACTGGCGAAGAAGGAGGATGGCGATGGTTAAAGTAACCCAGGAATCGCTGGCCGCCCGCATTGAGGAGCTGGAGGCGGGACCGCGCTCGCTGAAAGAGGATTTTGCGCTGCAGGCGTATCTGATGCTCAGCAAGTATCTGGAAACCCATATTGAGGAGAATCTTGAGAGTGGGATGGACCGGATTGACGCTGATTTCACAGTCCTACAAGAACTCGCTGATCGCATTGAACGCGATCCGAACAATGCAGGATGGTATATGCACAGAGCCTATATGCTTGGGAATGGTTGTGATGTTAACGAAGCTTTGGGAATGCCACCCAGAGATTACTCAAAGCCAATGTTGAAATTAATTATGGGTGGTAAAAATGGCTAAGACCGCAGCAGAACGCAAAGCAGCGCAGCGCGCCCGCCAGGCGGAAGCGGGCGAGCGCAAGTTAGAGCTGGTGCTCGATGAGCAGGAAATGGAGATGCTGGCGCGGAACTGCGCAGATCGTCGCCCGGGCCGTGAGCCATACGAACTGAGCGAGTACATTGCTCTGCTGATCCGCCAGGATGATGCTCGTGTGCGAGGTCGCATTAAAGCTATCAGCGCAAACCAGTGCGGCAAGTGCGGCGACAGCCTGCCGGTGAAGTCCTGCCCGTGCTCCGGTGACTCTGCTTGCTGGGTAACGCAGGGTTGGCACGAAACGAAACTTGCGGTGTGACAGGTCACGGAGTGTTGACTAAATCCTCACATGATTATACTGTTTAAATGTACAGTATTTTTATGTGAGGTTCCATTATGGGCTTTCCATCTCCGGCAGCAGACTACGCAGAAGCAGCTCTCACCATCACCAGCCTGTGCGGATACGACGGCAACTGCCGTACCATAGAGACGTCAGCAGGCTACGCAATCATCAACGTTTCGCGCAAACCACATCCGGGTGACACCGTTCTGATTTCGTATTGCGGCCGAACGGAGTTCACCATTGTGCAGGGAAAGGCGCTGATCACTCCTGAAGGTGAGGCGCTCGAAGGCGATGCGCTGGACGAAACGACAGTGCACGGCGTGGTGACGCACTTCCTGAACCTTGCAAGCAATCAGGGTAGCGATCCGATACCAGTCATGTAACTTCTTCGCGGGCGTGATAGTATTACCCGCATGGTAATAAAATTACTCAGGTGGTAATGATGCCCGCGACACCAAAAACCCACAAACGCAAATCAACGCAATATAAGCCTCTTACAGCGATGCAGGAGGCTTACTGCCAGTCCTACATTAAGACACCTGAAAATCAGTCTCAGGCGGCGATTGACGCAGGATTTTCGCCTAATACGGCACACGTCAAAGCCAGCGTGATGATGCGCGACGAAAGAATCCAGAAACGAATCGCTGAACTGATGGAGGAGCGCAACAAACGAAACCGCGTCAGCGCTGATTACGTCCTCATGCGCCTGGTGGAGATCGACCAGATGGATGTGCTGGATATCCTCAACGATGACGGCAGCCTGAAGCCTATCCGCGAGTGGCCGAAAATCTGGCGTACCACGCTCAGCGGCTTCGACCTGTCCTCAACCATCATGAACATGAACGAGGATTCGATAGAGACAATCCTCAAAAAAATAAAATGGCCGGACAAGGTGAAGAACCTCGAGCTCATCGGCAAGCATGTCGACGTTAATGCGTTCAAAGAACGTCTGGAAATCGACGTAAGAATGACCATAGCAGACAAGATGGCCAAGGCTCGGGCTCGCGTTAAGAAACAGGCTGGTGGTGAAGAATGACAGCAGCAGCCATGTCGCCGGAAGAGCAACTCGTAGAGGATATTGCTTCGTTCACGTATGACCCGCTGGGCTATGCGCTTTATGCGTTCCCGTGGGGCGAAGATGGTACAGAACTGGCACACGCCACCGGTCCGAGAAATTGGCAGGCTGACGCATTCCGCGAGATACGCGATCACCTCCAGAACCCCGCGACGCGTCACCAGCCGCTGATGCTGGCCCGCGCATCCGGTCACGGTATCGGCAAATCCGCTTTTATCTCGATGCTCATCAACTGGGGCATGTCCACCTGCGAGGACTGCAAGGTGGTGGTGACCGCCAACACCGACAACCAGCTGCGCACAAAGACCTGGCCGGAAATCATCAAATGGTCGAACCTGTCTATTACGAAAGAGTGGTTCACCTGCACCGCCACGGCGATGTACAGCAACGATCCGGGCCACGATAAACGCTGGCGCGCTGACGCAATCCCGTGGTCTGAGCACAACACCGAAGCGTTCGCTGGCCTGCACAACGAGCGCAAGCGCATCATCGTGGTATTCGACGAAGCATCCAACATTGCAGATCTGGTGTGGGAGGTTGCTGAAGGTGCGCTGACGGACGAAGACACTGAAATCATCTGGGTGGCGTTCGGGAACCCGACGCGCAACACCGGGCGTTTCCGCGAATGCTTCCGCAAATACAAGCACCGCTGGAAGTGCGCGCAGATTGACAGCCGCACCGTGGAAGGCACTAACAAGCAGCAGCTCCAGAAATGGGTTGACGACTACGGCGAGGACAGCGACTTCGTGAAGGTCCGTGTGCGGGGGATCTTCCCTGACGCGTCTGAACTCCAGTTTATCCCGACCGGTCTCACTGACGAAGCCATGAAGCGTGTCGTGACTGCCGGACAGGTGGCGCACGCACCGGTGATTATCGGCGTCGACCCGGCTTATTCCGGCGTGGATGACGCGGTGATATACCTGCGCCAGGGACTGCACAGCAAAGTGCTCTGGACCGGCAACAAGACCACAGACGATCTGATTATGGCGAAGCGTATCGCCGACTTTGAAGATCAGTACCAGGCTGACGCGGTATTCATCGACTTCGGCTACGGTACCGGGCTGAAGTCCATCGGTGACGGCTGGGGCCGGACGTGGCAGTTAATCCCGTTCGGAGGAGGATCAACCGACCCGCAGATGCTCAATAAGCGCGGCGAGATGTTCAACAGCTGCAAAACGTGGCTGAAGCTGGGCGGTGCGCTGGATGATCAGGAGACAGCTGATGACCTGTCGGCGGCGGAGTACAAAGTCAGGGTGGACGGCAAGATCGTTATTGAACCGAAGGAAGATATCAAAGAGCGGTTAGGCCGCTCGCCGGGCAAGGGTGACGCGCTTCTGCTGACGTTTGCTTTCCCGGTTACGAAGCGACTGCGCATTCCAGGGCAGGAGAACCAGCAGGGGAAAGCGGTCACAGAATATGACCCGTGGAAATAGTTAATAAAATCAATTGGCGCAATTTTGCCTTCCTTGGCGGGTGATGCAGGGTTTACAGCGCAACGTCATCGGAATGGCGCTCTGCTGTAAAAAGGGCGGTGGTCAGAAGTGGGAGCAACTGCCACCGGAAAAGCTACACGCATTGCCTGGTACTGCCGTATCACGGTCCTAACGTGATTGGGTTGTGGTGCCGGATTCGAACCGGCGCGGCGATCCTTTCGGAACCCATTACCCGCCCATGCAGCAATGGCAAGCATGGATGGAGCTCTAACCAATTCCTGAGCTAACCACAACGGAAAGAGCACTGTCGCAGAGTGATTAATTGGTAAAAGGAGTAAACCCAATAATCACCAGTGCTCTTACCTGTTATGGCCTCGTCTCTTCCGAGGTGTCACACCGTATCGACACGATGGTGAGTCGTCATGTCCGTGCATACAGAAACACTGACTTGCACATTCCGGCTACCCGCTCGGGGATAAGGAACACCAAGGAACCCCTCCGGACCGCTGCGACACATGTGCCTAATGCCGTACTGCTCACATCTGGAAGCGCACTCACCAGTTTTGATTTAGCGACAAGACCTCACAGAACCGATATCGAAGTGCGCTTTCATGTTGTGTTACCTGAAGGGTAATAATTGCACGGCATTATGTCAATGCACTACGTAAAATAATCCGTATATGGTTAAATTGGTAATAATTTAATCGTGTGTGAGGTTATCGCTATGTGTATCGGCAGCAAGCCATCAGTGCCAGCGGCACCAGAAGTCCAGGCCGCACCTCAGGAGCAGGACGCCGCTGTGGTCAGTGCCCGCGATGACGAAGAGCGCCGCCGCCGTGCTGCAGCCGGTCGTAACTCGACCATGCTCACTGGTTCCCAGGGCGACACTTCCGCCGCAAATACCAGCGGTAAAACGCTGCTCGGTCAGTAACGGAGCGCGCAGAGATGGTGGAAACCGAAAAAGAGCGGCTGCTGAAGCAGCTCGCGCAGCTGAAGAATGAGCGCACATCGTTCGAGCCGCACTGGCGCGACCTGAGCGACTTTATCAATCCGCGCGGTTCCCGCTTCCTGACGTCTGACGTTAACCGTGATGATCGCCGCAACACCAAAATTGTTGACCCGACCGGTTCACTCGCTCAGCGCATTCTCGCCAGCGGCATGATGTCCGGCATCACAAGTCCGGCCCGCCCGTGGTTCAAACTGGCAACGCCTGACCCTGACATGATGGACTACGGTCCGGTGAAGGTCTGGCTGGAAGTCGTGCAGCGCCGTATGAACGAAGTGTTCAACAAGTCGAATCTGTATCAGTCACTACCCGTCATGTACGCCAGCCTGGGTACTTTCGGTACTGCCGCGATGGCTGTGCTGGAAGATGACCAGGACGTGATCCGCACAATGCCTTTCCCGATTGGCAGCTACTACCTGGCGAACAGCCCGCGAGGCAGCGTAGATACCTCCTTCCGTCAGTTCTCCATGACTGTGCGTCAGCTTGTGCAGGAATTCGGCCTGGACAACGTGAGTACCTCTGTGAAGAGCCAATGGGAAAATGGTACGTACGAAAACTGGATCGAGGTAAACCACTGCATCACGCCAAACATCAACCGCGACAGCGGAAAGATGGACAGCAAGAACAAGCCGTTCCGCTCCGTCTATTTCGAGACAGGTGGCGACGCCGACAAGCTGCTTCGTGAGTCCGGCTTCGATGAATTCCCGATCCTGGCGCCGCGCTGGGAAGTGAACGGCGAGGACGTATACGCGTCTTCCTGCCCCGGCATGCTGGCGCTAGGCCAGGTTAAAGCCCTGCAGGTTGAGCAGAAACGTAAAGCTCAGCTGATCGACAAAGCGACTAACCCGCCTATGGTTGCGCCGACGTCACTGAAGAATCAGCGTGTTTCTCTGCTGCCTGGCGATGTGACTTATCTCGACGTGCTGAGCGGTCAGGACGGATTTAAACCTGCTTACCTGGTCAACCCAAATACCGCCGACCTGCTGGCTGACATTCAGGACACCCGCCAGACCATCAACAGCGCCTACTTCGTCGACCTCTTCATGATGCTACAGAACATCAACACCCGTTCTATGCCGGTGGAAGCAGTGATCGAGATGAAGGAAGAGAAGCTGCTGATGCTTGGGCCGGTACTGGAGCGCCTGAACGACGAGGCGCTTAACCCGCTTATTGATCGCGTGTTCTCCATCATGGCGCGCAAGAACATGCTGCCGCCACCGCCTGACGTTATGCAGGGTATGCCGCTGCGCATCGAGTACATCTCCGTGATGGCGCAGGCTCAGAAATCTATCGGCCTCACCAGTCTGTCACAGACCGTTGGCTTTATCGGCCAGCTCGCACAGTTCAAACCTGAAGCGTTAGACAAGCTCGACGTGGATCAGGCTATTGACGCGTTCTCCGAAATGTCCGGCGTATCGCCAACCGTCATCGTTCCGCAGGAGCAGGTGCAGGGAATTCGTGAAGATCGCGCCAAACAGCAGCAGGCAGCCCAGGCGCTGGCAATGGGCCAGGCCGTAGCGCAGGGCGCGAAGACGCTCAGCGACACGCAAACCGCAGATCCAAGCGCACTGACAGCAATCACTAACGCAGTTGGGGCAGCACAGCAATGACGGACTTCGATGAAGAAGAACTGCGCATTCAGAACGAACGTAAGAAGCACGATCTGGAACAGCGCGAGAAGGACGACATCAAGTTCGTCATGGATAGCGAACAGGGTCGCCGCGTCGTGTGGGGGCTGCTGGAGAGAGGTCAGGTGTTCGGTACCTGCTTCAACGTAGACCCGAACATCACAGCATTCAACGAAGGGCAGCGAAACCTGGCGCTGGTTCTGTTTCAGCGCGTCATGACGCACTGCCCCGATCAGTATCTGAAGATGGCCGCAGAGGCCAGTGAACAGGAGTAACCATGAATTTATTTGAACGTTTGCTGCATCGCCGTCTTTGCAATGAGCAACCTGCTGATGGTGGCGCTGCGCCGGCACCGTCAGAGCCAGCAGCACCCGCTGCCGATGCTCCTGCACCTGCTGCTGACCCGGCCAAACCAGAAGGCGATAAGCCACAGCCAGGCGCTGATGGTGACAAACCTCAGGAAGATAAGCCCGCTGATGGTGATAAGCCAGCTGAAAAGCCAGGTGACAAAGAGCAGAAGCAGGAAGGTGCGCCGGAAAAATACGAGTTCCAGGCTGGAGAAGGCGTTGAGCTGGATGCCGAAGCGCTGAAGGACTTCGAACCCGTTGCCCGTGATCTGAACCTGACCAATGAGCAGGCGCAGAAGCTGGTGGACGCATATCCCAAAATTCTGGCAGGTGTGCAGCAGCGTCAGGCAGAAGCCTGGCAGAAGCAGACCGAAGGCTGGGCAGAGACCGTGAAGGCAGACAAGGAGATCGGCGGTGACAAACTGACCGCAAACCTCAGCGCTGCGCAGCGTGCACTGGAGCAATTCGGCGATCCAGAACTGAAAGAGTACCTGGATTCAACCGGTCTGGGTAATCACCCGGCGCTTGTTAAAGCGTTTATCAAAGTCGGCAAGGCAATGTCAGAAGACAAGGTTGTCACCGGCGGTCATGAAAGCGGCGGCAGTGACCTTATCTCCGCCTTCTATCCCAAAAAGTGAGGTATGAAAAATGGCTTTAATCGGTCAAACTCTGCCATCGTTGCTTGACATCTACAATCGTACTGACAAGAACGGGCGAATCGCGCGCATCGTGGAGCAGTTGGCGAAAACCAACGACATCCTGACCGATGCGATCTATGTGCCGTGTAACGACGGCTCTAAGCATAAAACCACCATCCGCGCAGGTATTCCTGAGCCGGTATGGCGCCGCTATAACCAGGGCGTTCAGCCAACCAAAACCCAGACCGTACCAGTGACCGACACCACCGGTATGTTGTATGACCTGGGCTTCGTTGATAAGGCTTTGGCGGACCGTTCAAACAACGCCGCTGCGTTCCGTGTTTCCGAAAACATGGGCAAGCTGCAGGGCTTCAACAACAAAGTCGCCCGCTACGCTATCTACGGCAACACCGATGCAGAGCCTGAGGCTTTCATGGGCCTGGCTCCGCGCTTCAATACGCTGAGCACCAGCAAAGCTGCAAGCGCAGAAAACGTATTCAGCGCCGGTGGTAGCGGATCTACCAACACTTCTATCTGGTTTATGTCATGGGGTGAGAACACTGCTCACATGATCTATCCGGAAGGCATGGTAGCTGGCTTCCAGCATGAAGACCTTGGTGACGACCTGGTAAGTGACGGTAATGGCGGCCAGTTCCGTGCGTATCGTGACGAATTCAAGTGGGACCTGGGTCTGAGCGTGCGTGACTGGCGTTCAATTTCCCGCATCTGCAACATCGATGTGACCACGCTGACCAAAGACGCATCAACTGGCGCTGACCTGATCAGCATGATGGTGGATGCATATTATGCCCGCGATGTGGCAATGCTGGGTGATGGCAAAGAGGTTATCTATGCCAACAAAACCATCCACGCATGGCTGCACAAACAGGCTATGAATGCCAAAAACGTAAACCTTACCATCGAAGAGTACGGCGGTAAGAAGATCGTTTCCTTCCTGGGCATTCCTATCCGTCGTGTGGATGCAATCCTCAACACTGAATCTGCCGTAACGGCGTAAGGAGAGAGAATCATGTTGCTTGATCAACAGGCTTTGTTCTCCGCGGCTCAGGCCATTACGGCCACCGCGGCATCAACCAACGTTATTGACACCGGCTCCAGTAAGGATGTCGGTAAATATGGCGATATCCCGCTGCTGATTCAGGTTGTTGAGGCATTTAACACCCTGACCAGCCTGACTGTAACGGTGCAGACCGATGATAACTCGGCATTCAGTTCACCAACTGACGTGATCTCAATGGTCATCCCGCTGGCATCCCTGACTGTTGGTTACAAAACGCCGGTCATCACGCTTCCGATGAAGCTGGAGCGCTACATCCGACTTAACTACACCGTCACCGGTACCGCGCCGACCACTGGCAAAGTAACCGCTGGCATTGTTGGCGGGGTGCAGACCAATGTCTAAATATCGCGTCAAAGAACGCTCCTTCATTAACGGCAAGCTCTGCGAGCCTGGCGATATTGTGGAGTTTTCCGGGGAGGCTGGCAAAAACCTGATCCCTCATAACGACGGTGATGTCGTGGTGAAGGAAGACGATCTGCCAACCAATGAAGAGCTTCAGGAACTGGACCAGCTTCGTACCATTTACGAAGAGATGTTCGGCGAAGCTCCGCATAAAAACACCAGCGCAAAAACTCTCAAAGAGAAGATTGATGCCCGGCGTAAAGAACTGGGCGTGTAAGCGCTCGATAAAGTGCTAAAAGCCGGGGCCATTCGGCCCCGCTTTTCTATGCGGAGACCTGAGAATGAAAACTGTAAACATGAAAACAGGCACCGACTCATTCGTTGGTGAAGATGGAAAACCAGAAACCAAAGATCAGTATCCGTGGGGGCTGCGCATCACGCTGGATAATGAATCTCTGCAACGCCTCGGCCTGAATGCAAAATCACTGCCAGCGGTAGGTGATAGCGTGTCAGTTATGGCAATGGCTAACGTATGTTCTGTATCTACCCGCACCACAGATCATGGTGAAGACAACTATGTTGAGCTTCAGATCACTGATATTGGCCTGGCTCCACAGAAACGTGATGATGCCAAAGAGCTGAAAGATGCATTCTACCCAGGCGGGGAGGATGATTAATGGCCTCCGTTATCGAGATCTGCAACCGCGCGCTGAGCAATATCGGCAACAGCCGCAGCATTAACAGCCTGACAGAGGCCAGCAAAGAAGCCGGGCAGTGCTCCCTGCATTTCGATTCCTGCCGCGATGCTGCCCTGGCTGACTTCGACTGGAATTTCGCCACCAAGCGCCTGGCGCTCGCAGACACCAATAACCCGCCGCCTGACTGGGATTATTCCTACCAGTACCCGACCGACTGCCTGCGCATCACAGAAATTATGGTGCCCGGAGTACGTAACCCTACGGCCGCGATGCGCATCAACTATGAGGTTGGTGCTGATGCCGACGGTACCGGAAAGCTGATCTACACCGACCAGCCTCAGGCATGGATGAAGTACATCGCACGCGTCACCGACGTGAACATGTTCGATCCTATTTTCATGGAGGCGCTTTCCTGGCGCCTTGCCGCCGCCATCAACATGCCGCTGACCGGCAGCGCAGATCTCGGTAACAACGCACTGACTATGTACCGCAGCGTCATCCTGAGCGCTGGCTCGCACAGCCAGAACGAATCTCAGGAGCCTCAGCCGCCAGTCGATGAGTTCACCGCAGCGAGGATGTCATAATGGCTTTCAGTTGGATCCAGCCGAGCTTTGCCGGTGGTGAGATTGGACCGTCACTGTACGGCCGCATTGATATGTCGAAGTATCAGGTGGCGCTGCGCAAGTGCGACAACTTCATTGTTCGCCAGTATGGCGGCGTGGAGAATCGCCCGGGCACGCGCTTCATCGGGGAAGCAAAATATCCTACGCGCAAATGCCGCCTTATCCCTTTCCAGTTCTCTACAGTCCAGACCTATGCGCTGGAGTTCGGGCACAACTACATGCGCGTAATCAAAGATGGCGCGTATGTGCTGAACAGCAGCAATGTGATCTACGAACTGGCGATGCCGTACGCTGAGGCTGACTTGTTCCGCATCAAATTCACGCAGAGCGCCGACGTGCTTACGCTGGTACACCCGTCATACCCACCGAAGGAACTGCGCCGATACGCCCACGACAACTGGCAGATCGTCGACGTCACCACCAAAAACGGACCATTTGAAGATATCAACGTTGACGAGTCAGTGAAGGTTTACGCCAGCGCCAGCACAGGCACCATCACATTGACGGCGAGTTCTGCCATCTTCGGTGCTGAGCAGGTTGGGAAACTGTTTTATCTCGAGCAGCCTGCGGTTGATTCCGTTCCCGTCTGGGAGACCAGTAAGACCACTGCTATCAACGATGTTCGCCGTGCTGACAGCAACTACTACCGAGCGAATACAGCAGGTAAGACCGGCACCCTGCGACCGTCTCACACCGAAGGCATGTCCTGGGATGGTTGGGGCGGAACCGGATCTGATGATACTGGCATCCAGTGGGAATACCTGCACAGCGGCTTCGGGATCGCACGCATCACTGCGGTAGCCGGAGACGGACTGACAGCCACCGCCACCGTTATCAGCTACATCCCTTCTCAGGTTGTCGGCTCTGCAAATGGCAGTTACAAATGGGCAAAGTATGCATGGAACAGCGTCAACGGCTATCCGAGCACTGTCGTCTATTATCAGCAGCGTCTGTATTTCGCCGCGTCTACCGCGTACCCGCAAACCATCTGGGCGAGCCGGACCGGTGACTATAAAGACTTTGGCAAGAGCAACCCTATTCAGGATGACGATCGCATCATCTACACCTACGCCGGGCGGCAGGTGAATGAGATCCGCCACCTTATCGACGTTGGAAGCCTGGTGGCGCTGACCTCTGGCGGGGAATATACGATATCCGGAGACCAGAATAAGGTCCTCACTCCGTCGGCCTTCTCGTTCAGCTCACAGGGAAACAATGGCTGCAGCAATGTGCCGCCTATCGCTGTGGCAAACATCGCGCTGTTCATCCAGGAGAAGGGGAGCGTGGTCCGTGATCTGGCCTACTCATTCGATGTGGATGGGTACCAGGGCACTGACCTGACCATTCTGGCAAACCATCTATTCCAGAAACGCAGCATTGTCGACTGGTCCTTCTGCATAGTGCCGTACAGCAGCGCGTTCTGCATCCGCGACGACGGGAAACTTCTGGTTCTGACCTATTTGCGCGATCAGCAGGTATTTGCCTGGGCGCCTCAGTCCAGTACCGGGAAGTACGAAAGCACCTGCTCCATCAGCGAAGGAAGCGAGGATGCTGTTTACTTCGTTGTTAACCGCACCATCAACGGCCAGACGAAACGTTACATTGAACGTCTTTCCAGTCGACTGTTTACCAATGATGAAGATGCTTTCTTTGTCGACTGTGGACTGAGCTATGACGGGCGCAATACCTCAACACGGACTATGACTATCAGCGGCGGCAGTGGAGACTGGAGCTATCAGGTCGACTACCCGGTAACGATTACGGGCGGGGCTTACTTTGTTGGCACTGACGTTGGGGCACAGATCCAGTTCCCGTACTCAGAAACGGATCCTGGCACTGGCTCTGTGGTGGCGAAAGAATTACGCGGAGATATTGTTTCTGTAACCAGCACCACGGCGGTGGTTGTGCGTTTTAACCGTAACGTTCCTGCAGTGCTGCGCAATTCAGCAACGACAAACTGGCAAATGGCGCGCCAGACATTCAGCGGTCTTTCACACCTCGAAGGCCAGACGGTTAACATCCTCTCCGACGCCAGTGTTGAGCCGCAGAAAACCGTCTCTGGTGGTGCTGTAACTCTGGAATCTCCAGGAGCGGTGGTGCACATCGGGCTGCCAATCACTGCTGAATTTGAAACGCTGGACATCAACATCAACGGGCAGGAAACGCTGCTGGATAAAAAGCAGGTTATTCCGACCGTCACGATGGTGGTCAATGCCAGCCGCGGAATCTGGGCAACCACTCCGGGCGGAGAATGGTACGAGTATCCTCAGCGTGAATTCGAGTTCTACGACGATCCCGTTGATGATGCTACCGGCAAGGTAGAGGTGAAGCTCGACAGCAACTGGGATAAGAACGGGCGCGTTAAGGTGCGCCAGCTCGACCCACTGCCGCTTTCTGTTCTGGCGGTCCTGCCGCGCATGACGGTCGGGGGATTCTGATGATTAAGGCTCAGATCGTACCAGCCACCGCAGGACATATCGAATCCATGCTGCCGCATGTCCGCCAGGCTGACGTTGATGAATTTCTGGCGACAAACGGATGGAGCCCGCGGCGCGTGCTTGAAACCGGTCTGCGCACGTCAACCTTTGCCTGTTCCGGGCTGATTAATGGTGAGGTAGTAACCATCTTCGGCGTGGCCCCGGCCTCGATGATCGGAGGGAGCGGAATCCCCTGGCTGGTTGGCACTGATGCGCTGGAGAAATACCAGCGCACCTTCCTTCGTCGCTGCGGGAAAGTGGTCAATGCAATGCTGTCTGTTTACCCGTATCTTGAAAACTATGTTGATGCACGCAACCACACTGCCCGCATCTGGCTGCACTGGCTGGGATTCACCATTGATGATCCGAAGCCGTTCGGCATTCATGGCCTTCCGTTCCATCGCTTCCATATGGAGAGAAAATAATGTGTAGCCCGGCTATAGCTCTTGCTGGCGCCAGCGTCGCACTGAGTGGCGTCTCAGCTTATAACCAGTACCAGACAGGGAAATATTCGGCAGCGGTCGCTGAGCAGAATGCGAACGTTGCTGAGGCCCAGGCTCAGGACTCAATAAACCGAGGTAACGCGCAGGCTGATGAGGTTCGTCGGCGTAACCGTCAGGCTGCCGGAACGCAGGCCGCCACGATGGGGGCGACCGGTGCTGATCTCTCAACTGGCGGGTCGCTGGATATCTTCGGCGACACTGCCCAATTTGGCGCGCTGGATGCGCTGACGACTGTGAATAATGCCCAGCGCGAAGCATACGGTTATCAGGTGCAGGCTGAGAACTATAAAGCCCAGGCGAGCTCATCACGTAAGCAGGGGAATATGGGGGCACTAACGACTCTGCTAACCGCTCCACTTCAGGCTTATGGTGCATACCAGATGGGTGGCGGAACCTGGTCTCCATTCACGCAGAAGGCTGCTCCAATCAGCGCGGCCATCGGCACACCAACCGGGCGATAAGGAGATATCGAAATGCCTACAGTACCAACAGTTACCGGTCGCCAGGTTGAAAGCCGCGGATTCCAGTCTCCTGGATTTCAGGCATTCGAACAGCCCAATGTCGGAGACGTCATTTCTCAGGTGGCTCCAAAGGCTCTGGATGTTTTTGCCCAAGCCAAGCAGCGGGCAGATGTTGCCCGGGCACAGGATGCATCGCTGCAACTCAGCCAGATTTCCAGCGATCTGCTGACGAATCCGGATACCGGCCTGCTCAATATGCAGGGTAAAAATGCGCTTGGTAAAGGGCAGGAGTACACCCAGCAGTTTGATGCTCAGGCAGAACAGATCGCCATGACTTTGCCTGAAGGCGCCCGTGCCGGATTCATGCAGCAGGCGCAGCAGCAGCGTATCCAGTTCACTTCTCAGGCCGGTCGCCATGAGATTAGTCAGCTCAATGCCTACGAGGAAGGGAAGTTCCAGGCTACGCTGGAAAACAACGGGAAACTGGCTGCCTCAGCGTATGGCGATAATGCGAATTACGTGCTGTACAACCAGCAGACATTCCAGCAGATCGACGACTACGGCGCCGCTCATGGCTGGAGCGCCGAGCAGGTTCAGGCTAAAAAGATCGAATTTAAGGAGAAGGTTGCTGATACGGCCCTTTCTCAGTGGTCGGCGAATAACGCTATCGACTTCATTCACAGCAATGGCGAGCTGAGCGATACGGCCACTGGGTCCCGTCGTGCAGTATCGGAAGGCGGTTCAGGTGATAGCGCGCGCGGCATCCGCAATAACAACCCCGGGAACCTCGAGTTCAGCAAAACGAATCCGTGGGTTGGGCAGACCGGAGATGATGGGCGATTTGCCAAATTCGAAACCCCTGAGCATGGCATTCGCGCACTGGGCCGCAACCTGCTGTCTTACCAGCGCCAGGGTATTGATACCGTCAGCGACATCATTAACCGCTGGGCCCCGCCGTCGGACAATAACAACACAGATGCCTACATCAAAGCAGTATGCGCGCAGCTCGGCGTGACGCCAGATCAGCAACTCGATGCATCAAACCCTGACACGCTGAAGGCCCTGTGTGCTGCAATCATCCAGCATGAGAACGGTAGTCAGCCATACAGTGATCAGCAGCTCTCCACCGGCGTCAGTGCTGCTATTGGCCTGTCTCAGCTGCCGACCAGCACCAAACGGTACACCGGCAATGCTGCATTCGACGCTGCATCTCCTGAAGCGCAGGCAACCTTCCTCCGTCAGGCTGACCAAATTCGCAAGCAGCAGCAGGCGGAATATCGCACCAGTATCGACAGTCGGGTTCGCGATGCCAGCGCGGCATACATGCGCGGTGTGGATTTCCCAAACGCTCCGACTCAGACCGACTTCCTGGCTGCCTACGGGGTGCGGGAAGGTAATCTCCGCTATACCGAGTTTCGAAATACGCAGATCGCCGGGCAGTATATTGGCTCGTTCCGCACCATGCCGAGCAGTAGCATTCAGGCGGCTGTCGATAACCTGAAGCCTGACACTGGAGATACGGGGGAAGGTTATGCCGCCCGGGCCCAAACCTATGATGCTGTAGTGTCTGCCGCCGGCACTGTCCTAGCTCAGCGCAAAGCTGATCCGATCCAGTTTTCACTGGCCTCAGGTCAGTCTAAGGCCATCAATCTAAACAACCAGCAGGGTTTTGCTGAGACCATCGCCCTGCGCGCCTCTCAGGTAGAAGGATTATCTCAATCATACGGCACGCCGCTGACGTTCTTTTCAAAAGAAGAGGCCAGCCAAATCGGTACGTTCTTCCGAGATGCGCCGGTTTCACAACAGTCAGCCTATCTCGACACCATTCGGCAAAGCACCGGCGGTGGTCAGGTTTACATGTCTGCGTTGCAGCAGATCAGTGTTAATGCCCCGTCCGCGGCAGTGGCAGGGATCCTGATGGATAAGCCAGGTGGAGTTGTTGCAGAAAAAAACTGGTTCAACCCTGATGTTACCGTCTCACCAAGCACTGCGTCGCAAACAATTCTTTCTGGCGCCGCGGCACGCAAAGGAACCAAAGACGTGAAAGGCATCGTAATGCCGAAAGAAACCGATATGCGCCTGCAGTTTACTGACACGGTGCAGGATGCTTTTGCCGGTGACGCTCAGGGCGCAGCGATGGCGTATGAGGTGGCGAAGGATTATTACGCCGGGGTAATGTCTCAGAAAGGCGATTTCTCAGGTGAACTGGATAATAACATCTGGAAGCAGGCGATCAACGTCGCGACCGGCGGAACGTACGACTACAACGGAATGGGGAATGTTCTCCTGCCGTGGGGTATGTCTTCTGAGCAGTTCGACAGTCAGGTCAATCAGGCCTGGCAAAGCCAAATAGTCGAAGCCGGAATCAAGGCACCACCCGGTCAGTACGGTCTGCAAAGTTATGGAGACAGCCAGTATCTGGTGAAGCTGGGAACTGGTTATCTTCTGAAGGAAGACGGATCGCCAGTTGTCATTGACCTTACGCAGAAGCGTCAGAGGTTCGCTGGAGGGTTGCCGCAATGAGTTATTTTGGGCTTAACCAGGTTAACCAGAACCAGCAACTGGACGACGCCGCGTCTAACCCGGTTGGATTTAATAGTGATGTTGGGTTCTTCGATAATGCTGCGGTGTCGGCGGTATCTGGCCTGTACTCTGGTTTGGTTGCAAAGCCGGATCAGTTGCTGTGGGCTGGCCTGGATGCGGTAGTCACTCCGATCGCTAACTTCATAAACGAAAACACCAACTTCAATGACACATCGGCTGCCTACATCGCTGAACAGAGAAAGCTCGCGCAAGAGCAGGTTAAGCGTCTTACGCCTGATGCGGCCACCACCGGTACGGCGGGGCAGGTTCTGTACGGTCTTTTTGATATGGGATCTCAGGCTGTTGTCGGCACGCTTGCAGGAGGGCCGGTCGGCGGTGCGGCGGCTGTCACCTCCCTGCAGGGTTTCTCTGAGTTCGAGAAGCTGAGGTCTGAGGGTGTGGATCTTTCGACAGCACAGGATGTTGCGTTGATTCATGGCGTCACTGCTGGCGCAGGTACGCTTATCCCCATGAGCCTTGGGTTGCGTGCCGGTGGGGCGCTGGCTGAGGGTGTCGGCGCTCAAATAGCCAGGACTGGGGAAAATGCACTGCTTAATACCGGTGCGAGAGTTGCGCGCGCAGCGCCTGATATCGCTTATGCCGCCGGGACTAACCTGGCTTTTGGCATGGCATTGCGAGGCATGACAGCATCCACTCTGCGCGATAATGGTTATGCCGAAATGGCCGACCAGTACAAAGTTTTCGACAGCCAGGCTATGGCGATCGATGCCGTGCTTGGCGTGGCATTCGGCGGCCTGGGTCGCTTCATTAACTCCCGCGGTGAAAACGTCAGACCTCCAGATTTTGTACCGGTTGAGGTTGACGCTGCGCTGACTGCTAATTCAGCTCATCACGCAGAAATTGACGTGGCACCGGGAATACCGATCAACGTTCTGTCTCGCGATGCTCACGCAATGGCACTGAAACAGGCCATGAGGAATGTGAGCGAGGGAAACCCGGTTGATGTGGCCAGCATCGTTGAACCAGCAGCATTCAGCGAATTACCTGGGCGCAGAAGCCTGATTGCACAATCTCTCGACGAGGTGCTCTATCAGGCAGACGAGGGATCGACAGCCCTGGCTCTGGAAAGGAGAACCCTAGAAGCAGATGCGGCACAGGTATTGCCAAGAGGGGATCGTCAGGTCTATCAGTCGGAAATAGCCAATAGCCAGAGAATCATTGACGACCTGAATACCGAAAGGGCGAATATCCTCTCAGAGGAACCCGCTGGCAGCGGTAAAGAATTGTCTCGTAAAAGGGCTGATAAGCAGACCAGACTGCGTGAAGTAGATAAGAAAATTTCTGATGCACAGGGGCGGCTGGAGTTCTCGCGTAATGCCCTTGAACCGCATGAGGCTGGCGGACGGTATTTTGAGGCGCGCGCCGAACTGGCAAGACGGCAGCAGGCAGAGACAAATCTTAACGCTCAGGCACTTTCATATTACAGAACCGCAGAAGTTCGAACCTCTGATGAGGCGGCACCATTCCAGCCGGCTGAGGCTGTTCGTGATGTCACTCCGCCGAGAGATCAGGATTCGCATGGGCAGGTAAATGATCTGGATATTCAGGCAGCGGAGCAATCACTGTCTTCCTCGCCTGACATGCTAATCACGGTAATTGATGATGAGGGAAACCCTCAGTCGAGAAGCGCAAGGGAGGTGCTTGACGAAGCATCCAGAGAAAATGAGCAGGCCATCCAGGACTCTAGCCTGTTTGATGTTGCCGTCAGTTGTTTCTTAAGGGGTTAACCATGAGACAGGAATGTATTCAGGCAGTTCAGGCAGCGGCAAAGCGCACGCTCAACGCGGCGGAAATAAAGAATATTGAGGATCGCATCTATCGCAATATGCGCCATCTGGCGCGTAATGATCCGGCATCATGGCGAGTTCTTACCGATGCTGAGCGCCTCAAGCGGGCGGGACAGCTTGCTGCGGATGAATTTAAGTATGAGGCGGCCCTGAAGAAAAGACGTGTCGCGCTAACCATCGCAGCTCGCCAGCGCCTCGATACCTTTCTGAATTCATATCAAGGAACGGACGGGAAGCTGGAGGCGCTAAATCGCACGATCGCTTTCCATGCTGACGGAAAATCGAATTTCCTGTCTGTAGAGTCGAGAGGTAAGGCGACTCGCGACTTTGCGCTGAGCCAGATTCAGGAAGCTTTTGAGGCTGTTGATCCGCGTTTCTTCCACCTGTTTGAAGATGAAAAGGGGGTTAGGGATCTGGTTTATGAAATCCGCGGGCAGGACACCGGGAACGTTAAAGCGAAGAAGGGTGCAAAAGCCTGGTTAGATGTTACAGAGCTTTTACGTCGCCGGTTTAATGATGCTGGCGGCGATGTCGGGTATCTGGAAAGCTGGGGGATCCCGCAGCATCATTCCATGGACAAAGTTGGAAGAGTGTCGCGCGATAAATGGGTGAGCGATACGATCGGCAAACTCGACAGGAAATATTACACCAAAGAAGATGGTCAACTGATGACCGACGCCGAGCTGACTTCATTCCTCGGAGAGGCATACAACACGATTGCCACTGGCGGCGTTAATAAACTTGGCGACAGTGGCATGCGCTTATCCGGTTCCCGCGCAAATCGCGGAAATGCTTCGCGTCAGATCCACTTTAAAGATGCGGATTCGTATCTGGAGTATCAGAAACAGTATGGCGACCGCTCACTGTGGGAAGTGATGGTCGGTCATCTGGAGGGCATAAGCAAAGACATAGCCCTGGTGGAAACCTACGGACCCAATCCGGATCACGTATTTCGCTCCATCCTGGACGAGGTTACCGCCGAAACTGCGACAGCAAACCCTGAGCGAACCGGCAGAGTTAAGCGCCTGGCCAATAGTACAGAGAACCTTTACAACTTTATTTCCGGGAAGACGCAGCCAATAGCTAACCCGGTGATCGCTCGCTGGTCTGACAATATCAGGAACTGGATGGTTGCCAGTCGTCTTGGCTCAGCGCTGCTGGCGTCGTTTTCTGACCTGGGCACCATGTACCTGTCGGCGAAGGTCACGAATCTGCCGATGAATCAGCTTTTCCGCAACCAGCTCGAAGCTATGGATCCTACCAACCGCACCGAACTGGCCCGCGCGCGCCGGGCCGGGCTGGCAATGGAATCCCTTCTCGGCAGCGTAAATCGCTGGGCAATGGATAACATGGGACCGTCGAAAGCGCGCTGGGCAGCGACGGCAGTAATGCGCGCCAGCGGCCTGACAGCGTGGTCAGATGCGCACAAGCGCGCCTATGGCGTCACTATGATGGGCAGCCTGGGTGATATCGTCACCCGGACACCAGATCTTGCCAGCCTCGATGATGCCGATTTCCGCATCCTCAAAAGCAAAGGCGTTACTGAGCAGGACTTCAGCGTCTGGAAACTGGCAGACCAGGAGGACTGGGGGAAAGGCAACAACACGATGCTGACGCCGGAAAGCATCATGCGTATCCCTGACGACGCGGTGAAACACCTCGGCGCGCCGGAACGTGTTAAGTTTGATGCGATGCGCCGGTTGCTGGGTGCCATTGCTGAAGAAGTCGACATGGCGGTAATCACGCCGGGGGCAAGAGAGCAAATGGTCACAGGCGGTGGGTTGCAACGCGGCACCTGGAAAGGCGAACTGGTGAGAAGCGTGTTCCTGTTCAAATCCTTCCCTATCTCCGTCGTCATGCGTCACTGGTCGCGGGCTATGGGGATGCCGTCGGCAGGCGGCAGGGCTGCTTACATTGGTACGTTCATCGCAAGCACAACGATTCTGGGTGCGCTGTCGCAGCAGCTTAATGACATGGCATCAGGACGCAACCCGCGTGAAATGACGGGGGAGGAAGCGCCTAAGTTCTGGCTGGGTGCGCTGCTTAAGGGCGGCGGCCTTGGCCTGTATGGTGATTTTCTGTTATCGGATCACACTCGCTATGGGGGCGGTGCTCTGGCGTCCATGCTCGGCCCCGTTGCCGGGCTGGTGGATGATGTTGTCAAACTCGGCCAGGGTATCCCGCTAAACGCCGTGGAAGGAAAACCGGAGCAAACCGGTGGTGACCTGGTAAAACTTGGGAAGGGGCTGATTCCTGGTGCCAATCTCTGGTATGCAAAAGCGGCGCTTGACCATATGATCTTCAACCAGATGCAGGAATACTTCTCGCCTGGCTATTTGCGCAAGGTGGAGCAGAGATCGAAAAAGCAGTTTAACCAAACATACTGGTGGCGGCCTCAGGATACGCTTCCGCAATAGGAGAAGTTATGATTCCAGTAATTGTTGTCATTGCGGCTTTATCTGGTCTGGTTGCACTAAACAGGAGCGGCAGGATTGGCAACGAGTTTTTCGCCGCTGCCGTTGCGATCATTCTTTTTGGTGTGGCTGGTTATCTCGGTGTATCGCAATATTGATGTGACATGTCACAAAGGCCGCCTGAGCGGCCTATGATCAACGAGTTTCCTGCCTCAGTTTTTCTGCACAGTAATCGAGATGAGTTTGCAGATCCCGCATGGACATCTGAGAACTTGTGACGTAATTCACCAGGGCTGTCAGCTCTGCCATCGGGCCATCAACATTAAAGCCATCTTCACCAAGCTGGCGCAGCAACGTCATCAGGTGAGAATCTTCAACTAGGGAGCGGACGCCTCCCGGCGTGTGTATTCGTTCGGCAAATCCTTTTTCCAGCGGGTGATGATACTGACGTTGCATCTCATATTCTCCATGCAAATACTGTATTTATGTACAGTAGCAAAAGTCCGAAGGACTATCCAGCACGAAATGTAAATTACCCTGAAGGTAATAATTTAGGTGATTGTTATTCATTCAATTCATATAAGGATTGCCAGGTAATAAACTGTCCAGATGATGCACGCGCGCCGGGCGCTGCTTTACTGGAGAGAGGCCATGACGGTATCAACCGTAGTTGACCATAACGATTACACCGGGAACGGCGTTACGACATCCTTCCCGTATACCTTCCGCATATTCAAGAAAACAGATTTGTCAGTGTCTGTTATCGACCTGAGTGAAAACATCACGGTTCTGGTGCTTGACACTGACTACACAGTAACAAACGCCGGTGGTTATAACGGCGGTAATGTGGTGCTCACCACTCCGTTGGCGAATGGCTGGCAGATCTCCATTGCCCGTGAACTGGAGCCGACGCAGGAAACCGACCTGCGCAACCAGGGGAAGTTCTTCGCGGAGGTGCATGAAGACGCGTTTGATAAGCTAACGATGCTGATCCAGCAGGTAGGCAGTATGTTCCGCCTGGCTCTGCGTAAGCCATCCAGTATCGCAAACTGGTACGACGCGCTGAACAACTACATCAGGAATTTGCGCGACCCGCGAGACCCTCAGGACGCAGCTACCAAGAACTATGTAGATACGCTGGCTAGTGGAAACTTTAGCCGTACGCTGCGCGTTCCTGAGCCCATTCCGCAACTTCCTGATGCAGCGACACGCGCAAACAAAATGCCTGCGTTCGACAGTGCTGGTAATCCGATTGTTGTCATTCCTCCTTCCGGATCCGCCTCCGATGTTCTGATTGAATTGGCTAAGCCTGATGGTGAAAAAAATATCGGCGAGTGCCAGACGATTGCACAATTGAGGGCAATAGAGCCATCTTTTGACAAGCAACTTATAACGGTCAGAGAGCACACAGCAGGCACTCGCAAAGGTGGAGGTGAGTTTCGGGCAGTCCTTGCGGGTTCTTCATACACAGATAATAACGGCACCATCATTAAAACCTCAGGCGGTGCGGCATGGCTGCGTCTGAACGCAGAGCCAACAAACCCGTTAATGTTTGGGGCTGTTGGTGACGGCGCCACAGATGACAGCTCAAAAATAACAGCCGCACTAAGGGCATGTAAGTTTCACTGTGAAGGTCTTGGATTAACCTATGGGGTCGGTGGGACTATCCTTCAGGACCAGAGTGTTCCTACACTTTTTACTAATGCTAAGTTCCAGTATCTCTCTGCTCTGGGTACTCAGCCAATGATGCGCATGAAAAACGCAGGACATATGCAACGTAGTCTAAGATGGGATGGCGGCGGAGGCACTACTGGCTCATGTATTATTTGGGAAGGTTTTAATACAAGAGACGGCGGATATATTGAGAAGTGTGAATTCAAATATGTTGGTGGAGCTGCCATTCGAATCTCTGGCGATTATACCAACCGTATCTTTGCTCGCTATGGTGCTATAAGGAATTGCCGCTTCATTCGCTGCGGTAATACCGGTATAGCTAATGACCGCTGTTCTGTTATTGCTGATGGTGTTAACAACTTCACGTTTGATGGCCTGATTATGACAGAGTGTAATTGGGGTATCTATATTCGCATGGATACGAGCTTGCCTGATAAGGCACGTGCGGTGAATAACCTCTTGCAAAACTGTCATATTTACGGCAGCGGGCGTACTCACCCAACATTCACCGACGCTCAGGGTATCAGTGCGAACCGTCAGGATAGCCTTAAGGTTGACAACTGCTGGGTAGAAGGATTTGCTGATAATGGATTTGACTGTGGCTCAAGCACAGGTATGCAGATTACAAACTACCGATGCAATAACTGCAAGGATGCGATATTCATCGGGGATATTGACTGCGATAGCTATGTAATTGACAACGTTATTGCCCGTGACTGTGACCGTGGTGTACGCATTGTTATGGATGGAAACATTCAGTCTGACGGTATTGTAAGGAACGTCAGGATTACGAATATGAAGGTGACAAACCCTATTTATGAAGGGTTTAGTATTCGCAACACTGGCGCAGCTACGGGTGTGTTTGATATTTATCTGGTCAACTGCTTCGTAGAGAGCACGACCAGTTACAGCCTTAGTACATTCACATACCCATTCCGCATTGAAGGGATAGATGGCGCATTTTTAGATAATTGCGGATGTCGTTATGCCAAGTCTGCGGGTATTTATATCAAGAAAGGAGACCAGATTCAGGTTCGCGGCGGCAGACTTCAAAATATTGATATGGCTGGAGGTGCTAGCTATGGAGTTACGGTAGAAAATGACTCCAACCGCGTATCAATATCTGATGTTATTGTGTACGGAAACTCTACAGGCGGTGCGGTTCTGCTTGCTGGCGGGGCTGGTCATAGCGTTAAACATACCAGATGGCGCTCACTTGCAGGCGGAGTGAGCAGCAGTAGTGCAACTGCTCCATACTTACTTGATAATATCGCGTTCTAAAAAACAAAACCCCCCGCTTAATTGCGGGGGATTTCCATCCTCCTTGCTCTTTCATTTTTAACGTAGAAAATATGTTGCTCTATTTTCTTTCCAAGTTTTATGAATGGCTTTTCAATATAAAAATGAAGAATTGTTCCAGCAGCCAATGTTATGGTAAGCATAAGGAACAATCTACCAAGTCCATTTGTAGTCATAAAGAACTCAGGTTTATAAAAGTTAGCAATGTTTATAAAAAGATAGTGCGATATATAAACTGAAAATGAGACATCAGCAAGGAATCCAAACAATCTGTTCTCACCAAAACCAACTGATTTATCATATAGCAGAAATCCAAAAAGGAGCACCGCAGAAATTACCCCCGCCTTATCCATTCCAAATCCATTGAAATGACCACTAAAGTAATTGGTGGCAAAGAATCCAATGCAAACCAATAAAATAAACGTAGATACACCCTTGCTTGCATTAATAGATATGTTTTTGTATAACTCATAGAAAAACATTCCGACTACAAACTCTACAAGCATTGGTGAAGAAATAAACCTCAGGAACCCATAGGAATGGTGTCCGACAGGAATGCTGGCAGCGGCATCACCATTTATTGAAATGGCACCATCAAAATATAGCTGAAGCAGAAATACAGGGGCAATCAAAAGAGCTGAGGCAAATATTGTTCTGTATTTATGGCTTATCGCCATTCCTACCGCAAACAAAGTGTAGAAATAGATCTCATATGTTAGAGTCCACGCAGGACCTAGTACGTTATATCCAAAACCTGGTGACTCAATTGAGTAATCACGGTGAATAAAAAATAGCCCTCGCAAAAGGTTCTCAGCCGGGTCAAAGCGATATACTGTGAGCACCCCGACAACAAAAACGATTATGAATGCTGGGTATATCCTGAAGAAGCGTCTTATTGCAAAAACAGTTTTTGATGTAACATTCTGAGTTGAAAGAGCGATAATGAATCCACTTATCATAAAGAAAAGGTCGACTCCAAAACCACCTGACCCAAAAAGGATTTGACCTAAATCCCTCTGGACATAGACGTCATTAAGGTATCCTTTGAAATGATAAAGGACAACAAATAAAACAGCTACGCCACGCAGTAGGTGTATAGATTGGATTTTATTCATTTGAAAATATTTACCATTCTTGTTGTTTTAGGCTAAGAACTTAGCGCGTACATACTAAAAATGATAACACAACAGATTACCGCAAGGGTAATTTCGTTCAGAGAAATCCGATCTGCATCAAACCACATATGGTTTATTGTGTATCATGAACTCACCAACTAAGGGGGTTCTTTATGCACATTAAACGGTGGTCACTATGTCGCACACGTTAACCACGGAATCGCTGAATCAGGGTCTTAGCCTGAGCGCGCTAATGTCTGTGGTCGCGGGTGTGCCGCCTGAGGTGGCTTTAGGGGCGCTCGCTGGTGCGGTAATTTTCGTTACCTCGGCGGTTGAGTATCCCATAAAGCGGCGGTTACTTCTGGCGTTCCTCAGCTTCTTCTGCGGCCTTCTCTTCTACAAAGCGACAGCATCCATTCTTATCGGTCTCGCCAGCATGATCCCCACGATTACGCAGGATTCCTTTGAAAAGGGAATTGTGTTTTCTGCCGGGGCATTCGTGTCGGCAATCGTCGCTGTGCGCATTGGCATCTGGCTGTATCACCGTTCTGAAAATCCGCGCGACCTGATCCCGGGGAGAAAAGACGATGACCAGTCCTGAACTGCTTCTGATCCTGAACGCCGCTATCTGCGGCGGCATTGCAATCCGAGTGCTTCTGTTCCGACGTGACGGGTCACGACATCGCTGGTGGGGCGGCTGGCTCGCCTACTTGCTGATCGTCGTGGCCGCCAGCGTACCTATCCGGACGTTCTACGGGTACTACGTCAGCGCCGACTGGTCAGAAGTCATCATCAAAGCTGTGTTCCTGGCTGCGCTCATTAAGACAAAAGGGAACGTGGTGCAAATTTTCAAGATAACGAGGTCCCAGCATGGACATTAAACAATTCCAGCGTGCAGCTGGCATCAGTGAGGTTCTGGCCACGCGCTGGTATCTGCATATCACCGCGGCCATGAAAGAGTTTGGCATCGATCAGCCTCTGCACCAGGCGATATTTATCGCTCAGGTGGGGCATGAGTCAGGCGGATTTACCCGGCTGCAGGAGAACTTCAACTACAGCGTGGCCGGGCTGGCAGGATTCGTCCGCGCCGGACGCCTTACTCAGGGCCAGGCCAACGCGCTGGGCCGCCGTGCCGGTGAGCCATCGTTACCGCTGGAGCGTCAGCGTGCGATCGCCAACCTGGTATACAGCAAACGTAATGGGAACAATGGCCCGACTGACGGCTGGTTCTACCGCGGGCGCGGGCTTATCCAGATCACCGGCCTGACCAACTATCGCGACTGCGGCAACGGTCTGAAGGTGGATCTGGTCAAGCAACCGGAACTGCTGGCGCAGGACGAATATGCGGCCCGCAGCGCGGCGTGGTTCTTTGCCAGCAAAGGCTGCATGAAGTACGCCGGCGACCTGGTGCGCGTCACGCAGATCATCAATGGCGGGCAGAACGGTATCGACGACAGGCGCGCGCGGTACATCACCGCCAGTAAGGTGCTTTTATGATCTGGGCATTCGTCAAAGCGTACTGGAAACAGTTGCTTATCGTGGTGATGCTTGCTGCTCTGTTCATCGGAGGAGTGGTTGCCTTGAATGTACACGGCAGCCGCCAGTACGATGCCGGGTATGCACAGGCACAGGCAGACCGCAAAGCCGAAGATGAGAAAGCTCGTCAGCATGACGAACAGGAGAAAGCGACTAATGAACGTGAAGCGCAGCAGAGGATCGACCAGGCGCGTAATGATGCTCTTGATGCTGCCGCTCGCGCTGGCCGGTTGCAGCAACAGCTCGTTGCCATCCGTGAGCAGCTCAGGCAGTATAACGCCACTGTCGGCGCTGGGGCGTCAGCCGCAGACACCGGAGTTTTGCTTGCCGACGTGCTCAGCAAATCTCTCGAGCGAAACCGACAGCTGGCAGAGTACGCTGACCGGGCCGCCGAAGCCGGACGAGTCTGTGAAAAGCAGTACGATTCGTTGACCCGGTGA